TGCCAGATTATGTAGAAATAAACTACGAATGTATGGTATGGACATCGTTTACAGAGCATCTTAATAGTGTAATTGAACAACTTAATTTTACATCATCATATTGGGGAGATAAAACTAAGTTTAAATTTAGAACAAGTATTGCAGATTATAATGTAATAAATGAAGTAGGAGAAGGTACTGAAAGAATTAATAGACTTGAATTTACATTAAATGTAAAGGCATATTTATTACCAGAATCATTCGATGGTCAAAAAACAACAGCCAAATCATATTCAACAAAAAAAGTTGTATTTGCTACTGAAGTGGATATGACTGGAAATGGTAGATTAGAAGGATTATTAACTACACCATCTCCATATTACGATAATAAAGATATTATTGATTGGTTAAGTTTAAATAACTCAAAAATATTAACTCCTGTTTCTCAAAATGTTTTCACAACTAATAGTATTAAATTTATACCAGTACCAAATGTTTTAACATCAGCTGTTGGAAACAACGATAATTTAAAAGTTTTTGTGAATGGTGTTAGATTATACGAAGAAGTTGGTGCATTTACAAAATCAATATCCGGCTCAAATTTAACAATTACATTTAATCCTGTAATAATCGGATATAATGTAGAAACCACCGCATTTGAAGTTGCTATAATTGGTAAATTTATAGACTTATAATGAAAAATTCATTTTTAGATATAATAAACATTTATAATACTGATAATCAAGCTCTTTGTGATTTTAAAGAGGTTAACGATACTTACTATGTATTTGTAGCCACTAATTGGTTTTTTAAACAATATATAAGAGATTTTGTTAGATTAAAAGATGAAAATAGAATATTAGTTTATATTAATACGATTGTTATAAGTCCTATTGACTATGATATTGAAGAATTAGGAAATGGTATAAATGTAAAATTTAAAAAATCAAACTTCCCATATGTGTTGAATACTAGAGATAAGGTATATCTTTCAGCAGATGTGGAATTCAGAGGATAATGAAAGCATTTAATTCAAATACGAGAAAATTAAATAAGGTAGTTCCTAAAACTGATATAAATAATATAGCAGGCGCATCTTTTATTGAAAAATTAGTAAGCGATGCACAAATACAAGGTGAAACATATTCTGGTAGTTTTGCATCGGTTGAGGATTATAATTACGAATCTTCATTTGATAGTAGAACTAAAAAAACATTTAATACTAAAAATCGTACAAATCCAAACATATTCTGGTAGTTTTGCATCGGTTGAGGATTATAATTACGAATCTTCATTTGATAGTAGAACTAAAAAAACATTTAATACTAAAAATCGTACAAATCCAAACCAATCTAAAGTTAAGAGAAGTGAGAAGGATTTAGTGTTAGGATTTAGAGATGATATATTGGATATCACCGCAAATTGGGTGTTTAAACAACCTGATGTAATAGAAATATTAGATGATGCAAGAATTAGATTGATTTTTAATAATGTTTATTTGCAAGGAGCAACAACTATAACAAGTTCAAATTTTGATGTGTATGTTAATGGTGTAAGAACTCCATCTTATCTTTCGGTAGAACAATCGGAAACCGGTGTGAATTTAATAATAAATGAATTTATCGGAATTGATTCTACTAATAAAAATAGAGTAAGCATTTATGTTAAAGGTAAATTTCAACAATAGATATTTATATATAATTAAGATATAAAGTAAATAAATGGCAGAGTTAATTCAACCCAAACAAATAGATTTTACCAATTTTGATGTTCCAATTACGGGAGCAGTTGATTTAAGAGGTAATTTGACAGTAGACGGTGTTTCCACTTTTAGAGCGAGAACTGATGATGAATATTCGGTAATTGTAAGTGGTGCTATGGCTGTGGTTGATAATTATGTTACTGCAAGTTTGGATAATATTAATAGAACGGCAGTTTCCGCTTCAATTTATATTCAGAGAGTTGGTACTGTTGGTACTACATCTCCCGTTACGGATAGTTCAATACAAAATGTAGGTGTGATAGATTTAGGAGGATTTTTTTAAATTAAATCAATTTATCACTTTTATATGAAAAAAACATATTTATAGATTAGAATAACCATAACAATAAAGTAAAGCAAATGGCTCAAATTATAAAACATCGTAGGGGTAGTATAGGTAGTGTTAAAACCACTACTGCTAGAAACGCCGAATTGATTGTAGCATCCGGTTCAATAAGCGACTTATCAGGTCCTTTCGTATTAATTGGTTCACCAACTTTAACCGATGAAGGTGTAGCTGGAGCTCATGTAGCCGTATCAAAAATTTATACAGGTACAAACGCACCAACAATAGCAACCGCAACTTATGGTTCTGTATTAGATGGTACTCCTTTTTATTCTACAAATGACCAAACATTATACATTTTAAAGCGTGATAATGTAGGTCATACTAATATGGATTTGACTGGTAACTTAGAAGGAAGAAGTGTTACCAAACTTACAATTGACCAATTAAATGGTTCAGTAAATGTAACAGGTAGTGTAATTGTTTCAAACAATATTTCTGCAAGTGGTGATATATCTGCATCAAATTTAGAATTACAAGGTAACGCAAATATTAAAGGTAATATCACTTTAGGTGGTAATATTAATATCGGTAATCAAAATACCGATTTAGTTGTATTTGCTGGAGAAATTAGTTCATCTATATTGCCAGAATTAAATAATGAATTTGATTTAGGTAGTGGAACTCAAGCTTGGAGAAACTTACATGTTAGTGGTACTGCAAATATTCAAAACATCAATTTAAAAGATGTTCAAATTTATAACAATATTACTGTTAGTGGTTCAGCTATATTTGGAACAGACGCATCAGATAGATTAACAGCAACCGCATCAGTTTTCATTTCATCTTCAGTAGAACTTACAGGTTCATTATCTCAATTAGGTAATACAACTCAGACGGGTTCTTTGAATGTAAGTGGTGGAGTAAATGTAAGTGCAGGTAATGTTAGAATTACTGATAACCTTTTTGTTAGTGGTGGTACAATAAATGTTGCTAATACTGCAACTGATATTGAAATCAAAGATAATACCGCTACTGCATTAACAATTTCAGAAGGTTCTAATAATTATGTTGTACTTAATACTACTGATGGTTCTGAAAAAATAACTTTAGGTAATACTACAACACAAATTGATAATGTAATCGTTGATAATAAAGCAAACGCATTTACATTAAAAGAAAGTACAAATTCTTATTTAGATATTACAACAACTGATAATGCTGAGTTAATTACATTAGGTAATAACATCACATCTATCACAAATGAAGTTGAAGATAATGCAGCTAACGCATTTAAAGTAGCTCAATCAACTAACACATACATCAATGTTGCAACAACTGATAGTGCAGAAAAAGTAACTATTGGTAACAACTTAGCATCTATTGATAATGTAGTTGAGGATAATGTTGCAAATGCATTTGTTGTAAAAGAAGGAGCAAATCCTTACATTACAATTGATACAACGAATGGTTCTGAAGCAATTAAATTAGAAACAGCAGGTAATGTATCGGTAACGGGTATTACAACTATTTCTAATTCAACTCAAAATAGTACACATAACGATGGTGCATTAGTTGTAACAGGTGGTGTTGGTATTGGTAAGAACTTATATGTTAGTGGTTCAACTACTATCGCAGGTAATTTAACTGTTTTAGGTTCAGCACAGCAGGTAATCATTTCAGCATCAACTCTTGAAATTGATGATAACATTATTAGATTAAACGCTTACTCTCCATTCCAAAGATACGCTGGTATCGAAGTAATGGATAGTGGTTCTACAAATGTATCTTCATCTTTACTTTGGGATTCTACAAATGATTATTGGTTGTTTACATCAGCAAGTGGTGAAACAGGTAAAGCAATTACTACAACTTTTGGAACACAAGGTTCTGAAGTTTCTTTAGCAATTAACACTGTTCCAAAAGCGACTGGATTAAACGCAATTGGTAACTCATTAATTACTGATAACGGAACATCATTCGCATATAATACTGATGCTTTAATCGTAACTGGTTCATCTGGCCAAACATACATCAAAGGTATGGTAACTTTGGCAAACGCAGGTGGAACTGATGCAAATTCAAACTCATCAGCAATGTTATTCCGTAACTCTAATAATGAGTTAGGATATGTATCTACAACAGCAACTACAAATGTATTGACTGGTATTTTAGGATATAGAGAAGATAATGGAAAATTAGAATTCTCATCTAAAATTGATGGTGGATTCTTTTAATAGAAAGTAAATATAATTAAAATGAAAAGGGATTGTTGGAAACTTCAATCCCTTTATATTTATAAGAGACTTATATAAGTCAATTTCGTATATATCGTTTAAAATAGTACCATAGATATGGCTCAAACAATTAAGTTGCGTAGGAGTGCCGTAGCAGGAAACCGTCCAACTACCGCACAATTAGATTTAGGAGAATTAGCAATAAACACCGTTGATGGTAAGATTTATTTTGAAAAATCTGCTTCTGGTGTTGAATCTATTCAAGAAATATTTACTACAAATGCAACTAATAGTGGGTCATTAACAACTATTGGTAATGTAACGGTAACAGGTTCTCTTAATGTTTCTGGCAGTGAAACTATCAAAGGATATGTTCAATTTATGCCGGTTACTACGAATATCGATTCATCGGTTTCCGCATCTTACATTTATGTTTCTGGTTCTACAAACGATTTATACTTTTCACAAAACGGAAATGGATATGGTAATACTACCCGTTTAAGATGGTTAGAAGGAAATCTTTATAGTGGTCTTTTAAGTGGTGGTAAAATAACCGCAGTTACGGGTTCTACTACATTTAATATAAGTAGTGGTAGTGGTATCATTGTTACTTTAAATGCAAGTTTGGGGGATGACCCATATCCTACGATAAAATATGTAGATTGGGATAATAAAACAAATATCTCAATTACAAATCTAACATCATCGATACAATCTTTTATAGCATTAAGTTCTGAAGCAGAGGTTGTACAACAAATAAACGCATTTAGTGATACGGATTACAATACTTTAATAACTTTAGGTACTGTATTACACCAAAATAAAGAAACTGTAAATGCTACTATAACTTATCCAAATGTTGCATACGGATATAAGCAAAGAACATTTGATTTTATAAAAGCATTTGGTCCTCTTAAATTAAGTGGATTTCCAATTCAAACATCCGGTTCATTAGGATTGACTATTGGAACAGGTAC